TGTTTTGATCTACAATTTTATCTTCAGCAACTTTTAAATCTCTTTTAAGATCTATAATTTCTTGCTGGTTGGTGTTGATAGTATCTGTAAGATTAACAATATAACGAACACCTGTAAAAGTTCCAACTAAGACCGAAGCCACAACTGGAACCATTACTATATTTTTTTTTAACAGATCTGCTAAATTCATTATCTAGTCCAAAAAAATATTCTTTTCCACCAAGGTGTGTGCGTAGGATGAATACAAGTTGCACATCCACAACCACCCTCTATAGGTAATCCTGGACACTTATCCCCACAATGGCATTCATGTTCACATTCAATACAAATCATTTTTTCTCCTCTATATCATAAAACATTTTATCAGAATCTTCCGTTACCCAATCAGATCCTTCACAGTCCCAGTACGTAGTTTGCACACTATAGTCTGGCCAATCATTATCTGTTGTATAACTGTTCACATGCCAAATGATCCTGTTGTTTGGCTGCGCTGCATAATTACCATTTTTCAACGCTAATATGTGTGCACATTTGTGCTCTTGCGGAATTTCTGAATGTTCCGTGTTCAGTATATTAGTCTCTGGATGCGCCCAGTCAATAGTAAATAAATATTGACCTTCATAGAATTTTTTATCTTTACCTAAATACTTACCGTCTATACCAGCCAACCAATCAAAACAATGGACACTAGGATAATAACTAAAGCAGTTCCACAGTTCGAGTTGATCCACTCGCATATCAGGCACGTCTTTTCTTTCAAATTCTTTTTGAAAGAATGCTGAAATAGGTAGCCTATAAAAGACTGCACCATTTGGTAGCATGCAATGAAATAAGATTGCACGACCTGAAATAGAGCTAAGACCAAAGATAACACAGTCACTAGACTGTCCTTTATTTTTTTTAAGATCATAGAGATACTCCCTTCTTATTTTACAATAAATTGGCGGTATATTAGCATTTAAATAAGCCATAGTACATTATTTTATTTCACCCCAGTTTGGACCATATTCATCGTCTACTTTGTTTGGAACTTCTAGATCCACTGCGTGGATCATGATGTCTTTTATTCTATCAGCTTGTTGCTGTGATTCAATAGAAAAGTCTAACTCATCATGTACTTGTATGTGAGCCAAGATTCCTTCTTTATGAAGCTTGACCATAGCTTGTTTAGTCATGTCAGCTGCACTACCTTGAATTAATTTATTTAAAGACTTGTAAGTGAATGCTCTACGGTGACCATTTTTGTGCCAATAGTTTTTCTTCTTTTGTCTTTTGTCATCTAAAACAAATTCTCCATCGTCATCTTTTAACCATTCACCCATATTTTGAAGTTGAAGCATTCTTTCTTCATCTTCTGCTGGTACATACTTACCCCAGTCTGTGCCTTTTAAAATAGGTTCGTATTTTGGAAAACGACAACGTCTACCAAGTAATGTTTTTATTTGCCCTTTGTTTTCTGCAGCACTCATAGCTTTGTTCATTAGTTGTTTTACAAATGGAACTTTACTATGATACTTGTCAAATAATTCATCAGCTTTTTCTTTTGTAACGCCTAACTCTGCTTGAAGTTTTGCCTTACCCATACCATAAAACAATCCAAGATTAATTGTTTTTGCTTCCGATCTTGGAATCTCAGCCATCTCTGCAACTATCTTGTGAAAGTCTGTTGATGGATCTGAATCATATGAATCTGCAATTGTATTTACAGATGGTAATTCATAACGCAAAGCATAGTGTGCAACTAACCTTGGTTCCTGTTGCGAGTAATCGAAACAACCCCACTTACAATTTTCTTCAGGTATAAATAATGATCTAATCATGGGGCCTGTTACCGGATCCCTGGCTGGTATCTGCTGTAGATTAGGGTTAGAATAACTAAATCTACCCGTAACTGTACCACCATCATCAGAACGAATTTGATTAATACCTGCATGTATTCTACCACAATGTTCATGATCAATAATGGTATCAATAAAGGTTGTTCTAACCTTGTTTATTTTTCTAGCTTCTGCTATCATCTTAACTACAGGATGTTTATGATTTGTAATAAAGTTTTTAGTGAAAGAAGGTGTTTTTGTTTTTGCAGTTAATTCATATTTTAAATTCAAGTTGTCAAAAGCTTTGGCAATACTTGCTCCTGCCCATAGTTGAACTTCTTGGTTACATTGTTTTTTTATTTGTAGGAGTAACATTTCTTCTTGTACTGCTAACTCTTTCTTCAATCTATGAGCTTTTTCAACGTCCACTCTCACGCCAAGAAATCGCATATCGACCAGGCAGGGAAAAAGATCCGTTTCAAGATTAAAAATATTCTGTAGTTGTTGTTCTTCAATTATTTTTTTAAAATACTGCCACAATTCTAAAGTAAGTTCAGCGTCTGCTTCAGCATATTCTCCAACTTCCATAGCAGGCAATCTCCACATATCAGCTTTAGGATCTAATCCTCTTGACTTTGCAGCTTCAATTAGTTTTGTTTCGTTCTTACCTTTCTTTAAGAAAGCCCAAGACAAAGTATTTAGTGTGTAAGAAAATCTATTCTCATCTATAAGACTGGCTGCAATCATAGTATCTATAATTAAACCATTGATTTTTATACCTAATTTACGTATCCAACATACGTCGTACATTGCATTATGAAATACTTTTTTTGCAGGTAAAGCACAAACATCTGTAAACCAATCTAAAACTTGTTTACGGTCCATGTTAGGTCCTTCTTCATGTGCAATTGGATAATAAGCTTTCCATCCTTCAACAGCCACAGCTATACCTACAATTTCTCCTACACCTATGATTGCTCCTGAACCTAGTTTCTTTAGATTTGGATCACGTGTCTCTAAGTCAATTCCTATTTCCTCATACTTAGATAAATCTGGAAATTCTTTTGGCTGTAACCACTCTGTTTGAGGTATTATCATTTCTTTTTACCCATGTCTTTCAGTGTTTTAATTTCTAATTCACAGTAATGAATTATTTTTTCTAAGTCTTGTATTCCCGCCTTGTTCTTGTATCGACACACATACTTTATAACATTTCCCTGAAAAAAGGAAAGGTCGTTCTTAGAAACAAATTCATATGGTTGAATATGAAATTTTTTATAATGTGATCCGCCAATTTGTTTTTCTTGTGGTCCTTTAGTGCTTTCAAATATACTATTGTCTGTCATAGTTTGTATCCCTTCCTCTGTATTTTTGCTTTTAGTTTATATAAATTATTTTTTGCACGAGTAACCGCAACGTACCAAACTCTATGCTCTTCATCCTCCTTGTCTTCACTTTTCTTTATTGCTTTCAATATTTTGTTACCCATATCTAAACATAGAATAACATTATCTTGTTCACCACCTTTAATGGCATGAATGGTTGATGTCCAGATTCTAGCAGGTTGACTTAAATCTTCACCTGCTTCAATTAAACCTAGAAGATAATCTTTATCTTCTTGTTCTATATTTTGAAAAGCTTCATACCAATCTTTTTTTAAATTAAATTCTTCTGTGCCTGTGTATTCTTTAATATCTTTTATATTTTTTTCTTCTATTTTAATATTATTTTGCAACAATTCATAATTTTTTATAGCATTGTATGCCCTAACCCTGACGCTTTTTCCTCGATTACTTTCAAAATATAAATTCTTTTTCTTTAGTTGTTCTTCTATTTTTAATAGTCTTGATACTGTTCTAGTTAATATTAACCACTTACCCTTGGTTAAATCTACCTGGTCCAGGTTAGCAATCCCCTCACAGTTTCCTTCGTAGTCTCTTGGATAATATTTTTTTTCTTTTCTATTACCAACAATGTTTTCTATACACATTTGTGATTGTTCTTGTATAGCTTTTGATATTCTTCTAGACTTATGTAATACTTTTTCTTTTGCAGGTTCATCAATAAATCTATTTACATCAGCTCCGGCCCAGGCAAAGATAGCTTGGTCATCATCTCCAGCAAGATAAATGTCTTTACTTTTTTCTTTAAACTTATCGTACAGCTTCCATTGTAATGGTGATAGATCCTGCGCTTCGTCAATAAATACTGTATCGAACTCAGGAATTTTATTATCTTTCTCCAATAACATTTCTATCATATCATTAAAGTCAATTAATTTTTTCTTTTTTTTATAAACCATTAAATTTTCTGCAATGTGTTCTAATATAATCCAATCAACTTCTTTTGAATTATGTTCTCCACGGTCAAACTCTTCTCTTATGTCTACACACCTATTGATTGCTCTATGTATCAATTGAAAGTATGGATTGTCACAAGTTAAAAAAGAAGTTTCTTCTTTGTTATATCTGTCATAGTATTTTACTTTCACATTTAATTTTTTACCAAAACTTTCGTAATGATATGGCTGCATTACATCCTCTTCTTTTAATCCTAAAATATTAAATGCAAATGAATGGAGTGTTTGAAAGTATGGTAGTTTTTTATCTTCTGCTGGCATTCTTTTCTTTGCTTCACCTGCAGCTTTTTTAGTAAATGCAAAATAACCTATCTTATGTAATGGTGTTCCAACTCTTGCGTAGGCTTTGGCTCTTGATATCAATCTATATGTTTTACCCGTACCAGGAGGGCCATATATTTTATATATCATTAAATAATATCCTCTTCATCTTCGAAGTCTACAATCTCTTGTACCTGTTTTCTTTCTTCAAAAATATGTAAAGGTATCTTAAGAACTTTTATTGGAGGAAAATAGTTATCGTCTTTATCTTTACCAGGAAATCTTTTTGGTTTATTAAACAAAGCTTTCTTATCTTTATCATCACTTTTAAATAATTCTTTTATCATGTTAGAAGTTCTTTGCGGATCTGTTTTCCATTCTCTGGTTTTTAAATCAGAATAAAACTCATCATAAACAAACCATGCGTAATTTTCATCCACCAAAGGTTTACCACTTTCGAATGATTTATATGTTGTAGCTTTTGGTCCATAAATATATTTCTCTAAATTCTTTAACAAAATATCCATAGGACTTGTGCCCTCTACTGGTTCAATAGTTTCTACTTTTTCTTTGTCAAATAATAACTGCATTATTTCAATAAAGTCATTACCTTTTATATTTGGTGGAACTACAAATGCTTGCTCCATCATCAATGCTCTCAATGCTTTTTGACTCTCTAGTTTATAAATATCTTTTGCATGTACTTGAACTGTTTCACCATCTTCTCTTTCAACAGTAAACTTCCATTCAGGTGTAGGTTTATAATTTATTTTTTGTAATGCTGACATCCTAGGCCATACAGGTTTATCATCAGATAAGATTCCAAACTTTCTTTTTAAACACACGGGTTTAACACATACAGGAGATAATAACTCTCCATTGCATTGATAACCTTTTGTTTCTTTGTCCCAACTTTTAATCTTTGTTTTGACATGATCATCTGTCCATTTAGAATCAAACTTAAAATAATTTCTAGCTGCTTCAACTATCTTATCTTTCCAATTATCTTTGTATTTCTTTTTAGCAAACACCATATAGTTATATAAAAATCTATCTCTATCATCTGTCATTATTTCTTTTGTAAGAACTCCAAGACAAGGTGGACCATCATTAAATTCTTCTCCACTACCTTTTAATTCATCTGAAATAATTTTTTCTTGTATATCTTTTAATTGTTTTTTGTTTACTGCATTCAGCTCAATACATTTTACAAACATATCCAGAGACATTTCAGTTCCATCAGGTGCTAATGCTCTTCGACCATCTGCATTGTATGGAAGATTTATAAAGTTACCGTTTGCTTTGTTACCTTTTTCATCTGAAGAACGTAAACTTGTTTGTTTAGGAAATATTTCTGTTTTAGTATTTAACTTAAATACATAAAGCATTTGCTCTAAGAACTGTCTTATCTCTATTGCTTTTACGAATTCAGTGGTGAACACATATAAATGTAGTCCACCACTTTTGGACAGGACAGGGATGATTGGTAAACTTTTTTCTTGTATAGTTTTTAAATAATGTTCTCTATCAATTGGATACTTATCTACATCGATCGCACCAAATCTTGCAGTGCCATCATCGGTACATGGTTGAATACCAATTGATTTGATTCCCGTTAAATGATCTTCATAATCTTTTTCTGTAACTTTTAATTGTGACCATTCATGTTTAAATTTTTTCTTACCTGTTTCTGGATCTACGTATCCCTCGTTTATTTTACAGACACCATAATTACGTGTTAACCCTGTAAAATACTTTATAAAATCTTTCATTCCCATCCCTGTTTTTAAGGCGCCTCCAGTCTCCCTTCAGCGCCTCTGCTTGGCCAGCATTCCCCAAAGGGAAACTAGATAATGTCTTCTTTACTCTTAGTTGATGCAACCTGTTCATACTTAGGTTTCGCTGCACCTGCAAAAGCTTCTTCTTGAAGTTTTTTTGCAGTTTCATAGATCGATAAATCTTCTGGCTTAGATACATCTAACATTCTAACCTTACTAGGTTTATAGACGTGCCAGCTTTTATCTCCCCAGTTTTTACCAACTGTTTTAAGATTAAAGACTGCTGCAAATGCTGCAGGTTTAAATGAACCTTGAGCATCTTTTACTCTAAGATTATCAATTAAATCATTTAACTCTCTACCTGGAGTTAAGTTAGATGATCTCATAGTGATAACTGCTCTTCTCGCTTCACCGTTAATTAATGCTAGTACAAAGAAATACATAGTTTTTTCACAGTAATTACCGTTAGATAATCTGTACTTACCATTTTTTTCTTCTACTGCATCCGCAGGTGGATTGATGTGAGTACCGACTGGTGCTGCTGCACTGTCTCCTCTCTCTTGCCATTCTGGATATCTAGTGTGAGTGTGACACACAACTACTTCTAGTCCTTTATCACCATCAATTAAACTACCCATACTTCCAGAATATATCATTCCAGGTTTAGCACCTTCAACGTATTTAGCGTTTCTTGTGTTACACTCAGGTGATAATTGGTGAAGGATTTTTAAAATCACAGTTGATTTATCACTGGACTTTAATTCCTCCGTACCTTTTCCTGCATCGGATCTTAAGCTTACTGGTGATAGTGCACCTGCACTATTCTTTTGAACCATGTCTGTATTATTACTCATATATGTTTACTCCTATATATAGTTATTGGTTTATTTTTTATTTTTTATTTTTGTTTGATTTCCATCAAACGTCCAAAAAAGATCTTCTGGAACTTCATTACCTTTGTTCTTCCAATCTTCCATGGTTACTTTAAGAGTCATGGCATGAACTGCTTCTTTTTGAGAAGGTTCATAACCAGACTCTTTTGCAAGGTTAGCATATTCTGCAGCCTTGTTTTCTTCGCCTTGACCAAAGTTAACTGTGATTTCATTTTTCACAATATCACCTAAGCCATTATTTCGAAGCCATTGTATCGCCTCAGCTTTTTTATCAGCTTTTATTGTGGCGCTATAAATTTTTTTAACAGATAATTCGGAACCATCTTTAAGTTTAAGAGTACTTAAATTCATCTTTTCCATAAGTTCAGGAATAGTAAAATTATTTAATTGTTTTTCTTGCTCTTTTAATTCTTTTAGATTTGCCTCTGTACTAGATATCTGTGCATTAATAGAATTTAATTTTTCTATTTGCTCAGACAGTTCTGTTGGATCAATTGCATTTAATTGATCGGGTGCATCGTCACGTAGATTTATCATTTTTAACTCCTTTATTTAAATTAACTTTCATGTTTCGTAATATAGAAACAAATTAATCTTTGTCAAGACTACTTGTTAAATAAATTTATTTCTATAGGAAAATAAGACGCTTGAATTCTGTCCCACTTTAATAATTTAAAGCGACCATTTGTCACATCACTTGCAACGGCACATACAACTCCAATTAGAGCAGGATCACCATACAACAAAAGATAATCATCAGATGTAAAATCTTTTAAACTATTTTTTATTTCTATAATTAATGGTCCCGGTGAAAATTGCATTTGTTTTAATTTAGGAAACATTGTCTTAATTTCGCCATATTTAATTGCAGGAGTCAAATCAAATTTAGGTTTCCCTGTTTCTCTATCCGTGGGTATTTCTTGCACTAAATAAACTTTGGACAAAGTTGTCGCATCATCAACATAGTGTTGTTTATTATTATATTTTAATATTTTCATATTGACTTTATATCTTTCTCTTCTTATATACACCAATAGAAAGCAAAGTAAAGGTATATATAAATTATGAATTACAAATTTAAAACAAAACCATATAAGCATCAGCTAGATGCATTACAAGACTCTTGGGACAAAGAAAACTTTGCCTATTTCATGGAGATGGGTACGGGTAAATCTAAAGTTCTTTTGGATAACGCTGCAATGTTATATGACAAAGGTAAAATTAATGGTCTATTAATTATTGCACCTAAAGGTGTATATAAAAACTGGTACGACTCAGAGATACCAACACACTTACCTGATCACATTTTTAAAAAAATGGTGTTGTGGAAGACATCAGATAAATCAAAAAAACAACAATTACTTTTAAATACTTTGTTTGAAACAGGAAGTGAGTTTCATATATTATTGATGAATGTAGAAGCTTTCTCAAAAGGTGATGGTGCAGCTTTTGCATATAAATTTTTATCTTGTCACAATGCAATGATAGCGATCGATGAGTCTACAACAATTAAGACTCCTACATCTAATAGAACTAAAAATATTTTAGCATTGAGAGAACATGCTAAATATAGAAGAATACTTACAGGTTCTCCTGTAACTAAATCACCATTAGATCTATTTAGCCAATGTGAGTTCCTTGATCCCTGGCTCCTGGGGCATACTTCATATTGGACATTCAAGTCTCGTTATGCAGTAACTAGAAAGATTCAGGTACAAGGTAGACAAGTAGAAATAGTTGTTGGTTATAGAAACCTGGGTGAGTTATCAGAAAAGATACAACCATTTTCTAAAAGAGTTTTAAAAGATGATTGTCTAGACTTACCTAAAAAGACTTTTATGAAACACGTTGTTGAAATGACTAAAGAACAAAAGAAAGTCTACAAACAAATGAAAGAAGAAGCTATTGCCTATCTTGATGGTAAAGTTTTATCTTCAGCTACAGTCATGACTCAGTTAATGAGACTACATCAAATTACTTGTGGCCACTTCACACCTGATGATGGAGAGATAAAAAATCTTCCATGCAATAGAATGACAGAGCTAATGGACATATTAGAAAATGTACATGGTAAGGCTGTTATCTGGTCCCACTATACTCATGATGTAAGAAGAATTATAGATGAGATTAAAAGAGTATATGGTGATGATTCTGTTGTTGATTATTTTGGTCAGACCACTCCAGAAGAAAGGTCAATTAATATAAAGAAATTTCAGGAGGATGACAAGTGTAGATTTTTTGTAGGAACTACTCACACGGGTGGTTATGGTATTACATTAACTGCTGCAAGTACAATGATTTATTTCTCAAACGGTTATGATTTAGAAAAAAGACAACAATCAGAAGCTAGAATAGATCGTATTGGTCAAACAAAACCTATGACTTATATTGATATTATTTCTGAAGATACTGTTGATGATAGAATTGTTAAAGCTCTTCGTAGCAAAATAAATATTGCTAATCAAATTATGGGTGAGGATTATAAAGATTGGATTTAGATTTTATCTAATAACATTAAGATAACACTAGCCATACCAGCAAGTAATACGCCAGCGCATACTATCATTATTTTTTCTATTCTTTTGATTTGTTCTTCTATGGATTTAATTTTATCGTGAGTTTGTTTCTGCATAATTCTACACAATTTTTCATGTGATTCTATTCGTGTAAGTGCTTCATCTTTTCTAGCCATTATATTGTAACCCCCGCTACAATAAAAACCCGATAGTGTGATACCATCAAACCGCCCAAATAATTCATTACGCTAAACCTCGTTGTCTTAATCTAATTTGTTTTTCTTCATCAGATAATAATGCATTCTC